CTACTTCATCTTGCCGTAACTCTGGGCTTAACTTTTATCAGCAAAGTTATGTACTTGGTGAAGATTTCGGCTTCATCTGTATAGGTGGCCAAAGAAATACGGTCTTGATCATGATCAATGGTCGTGGCTGTAATTTTGCCAAATCTGGTTGGGAATTAAGGCTTTACAATTTCTTGGTGACTAAAGCTAAACGTCCTAAATTGACGCGTGTCGATATAGCTCACGATGATTTCGAAGGTAAACATATCAGTGTGGACTGGGGAAATATGCAAGATGGGTTAGGGGGTTTTCAACTTGGAAACCGTGCCCCAAACATTGAGCATAAAGGCAACTGGCGTCGACCAAATGGTAAAGGTAGAACGCTATGCATTGGTAGCCGTGACTCAGGCAAGTATTTGAGATTATACGAAAAGGGACGCGCTGAGGGTGATCCTAACGACAATTGGCAACGTGCTGAGGTCGAATTTAAGTCCATTGATCGTGTATTACCGTTCGATATGTTGCTAGCTCCAAGCGAGTTTTTTATAGCTGCATATCCATGTTTCCGTGATTTAGCTCAACATCTTCAACCAGAACGTATTGAGACAATTTCTAAAACTGCTCAAATCAATTTCCAGACTGCCATTGAGAATCTAAAACATCAATATGGCAAATATATCAACATCTTCAAAGAAGTATTCGAACCTGAAGAACTCATCAATTTAATTTCATGCTCTGATCCGCTTGCATATCCAAAACGGCTGGATCATGTGCTTATAACTGCTCGGAGAATGTAATGCATACATCTAAAGTAAAAATTCTAGGTGCTAAGGCTGTCGACTTTAAACCGTCTGACGGTTCAAACCGTCACTATGACCATGTTGCTTTGTATTGTGAAATCCCAATGGATTTATCTCAAGGTAATGCAATCGGCAATGGTTGTGAGACTTTCAATTGGCAGGATTCATCAAATATAGCTTTGCTTCGCCAGTTCAAACAGTCTGATTTTCCAATTGAAGCGGATATCACGTTTGACATGGTAACTACTGGTAAATCAATCAAATATGTTGTTGTATCTGTTGAATTACCACAACCAAAAAAGATAATTTAAAACAATAAGTCATTGTATATCAATGACTTACAATACATAGATTCGTATAATGTATAATATGTAAATAAATCAATAACTTACGGTAATAATGATAATGACACAAGCTCTATATAAATGCAAGAAATGCGGTCAAACATTCAGCGTTCATGCTGAGTATTGTGTTCATTATTACCAGTGCAAGGGGTAGATCATGACATCAGCAGACTGGCTACTTGTACTCATCATTTGCGCTGCAATGATCGCGTTCATTATTGGCTTATTTATACATCGGGACAAATAACAATGACGTACATAGTCTGGTTTTATTTTCTGCTTGGTATAGCAGCACAGTTTTACATGCTGTTCAAAGCTTATCAGCGAATGAAATTCCGCTATTACGTAAGGATTCAAAGAAATGGCAAAGGTATGTGATTTAGTTGATCAAGCCACAAACCAATGCTTGCAATGGTCAATTTTGCAAGTCTCATGGCTTGACGAGTTGAACCAACTTTCAAGGTCAGACATCAACCAGATCATAACTGAGGTGGTTGTTTTCTGGCTAACCTGTTGGGGCTATAGAGCCCTACTTAAGTTCATCGAAGATAGAGCATAACGCTCTGGGAGTAACACTATGGAAAATCAAAACAACGAACAACAAGTTCAATATGCACCAAAAACCAAAACCCAACATCGCATTGACCAGTTAACCAACATTGCAGCAGTGACATCAGTTGCCGTGTTGGGTGCTACTGCTGCCAAAGCTGCTGACGGTGATGTTGATATTGGCACATTAGCCATCGGCGGTCTTGGTGCTGCTGCTGCTGGTGTCTTTGCAATTAAAGCGACACCGTCATTGATGATGTGGGGTTATCGCAAGATTCTCGGATTCATCGGTCGCTGATTCCAATTACCTACTCATATTCGTATGGGTAGGTTTTCTATATGAGGTTAATTAAATGAACCTACTCTACCTAATTGCAGCATTGATCGGATTCCTCATCATCATTGCTTAATCTGAGGGCTAAGCGATGAGATTAATCAAATATCTGTTTTTTATAATAATAAGTACTTTTGCTTCTCATGTATTCGCTGACTACGTTGCAACAAATTCAAGTGGCTCTGTAACTGGTTCAACAGCAATTCAAGCTTGTGTAAATCTGTGGAATACACAGAACAGCAAATATCCTGACTCTGCTTCTCCCAGCGGAAATATCACTGCTAATAATTCGGCTTGTCAACGAGCTGGAGGTGGTTTCGGAACAGTAACCTTATCAACTTCTTGCCCATCTACAGTTACATCGACCCCTATTTCTGTCCCTGGCTGGCATTCTTGGACATATGAACAAACTGTATCTTATTCTCAAGCAATCTCATCACAAACAGCATGTTATCAAGGTTGTAGATACAAAGGGCCTGCTATGGCTGGTGATGACCCATCGATGCATCTAGTCTTTGGTGACCCTGTCAAAGATTCTTCATGTCCAAATACAGATACTAAACCATCAACACCTGTTCCCAATTTTCAAGGCGGTGATGGTGGTTCGGGTGGTGACTCTGGTTCGGGTGGTGACTCTGGTTCGGGTACAGGTGGTTCAAGCGGTGGTACGGGTAACTGTACAGTTTCAGGCAATACTATTAACTGTGTCGGTGCTAATGGCGGTTCTGGCGGTGATGGTGGTTCGGGTGCCAATGGCGGTGCTGGCGCTGGTGGTGGTGCAGGCGGTTCTGGTGGTTCTGGGTCAGGCGGTGGTAATGGCGGTGCAGGTGGATCTGGTGGTGCTGGAGGCTCAGGTGGTGCAGGTGGATCTGGTGGTGCTGGAGGTTCAGCATCAGTCACAGTCAATTTTGATGCAGCGGGAATTATTAGCGCAGTTAATGCGTTAGGTACATCACTTAAAACATCAATTACAGATTTAAAGACATCACTGACAAGTGCAATCAATGATGTTAAATCATCATTGAATGACATGAAATCACAGATTGCAGATGGCTTTAAATCAGTCACTGATATGCTTGGTATAACTAATTCCAAGCTTGATGAAATTAATCAAAACGGCAAAGACACCAATAAAAAACTGGATGATTTAAATAAAAAAGCTCAGCAAACAAATGACAAATTAGACGAACTCAATGATAAAGCGAAAGAGCTAAATGACTTTGTCAAAGAAGAACCAAATTTACCGAACAACGATAATAAAGTTTCTATCGATGAAACTGTTCCAGATATTCCAAATACCCAATATTTATCTTGGTCTGGTTACTGTCCATTCTCTGCTAATGCAAATACCGTTTCCATCAATGGCCAGACAACTGCCATTGGCTCGGATTTCACATCTTGGTGCACGATGGCTGAAAACGTAAAACCTTTTGTTCTCGCTGCTGGCGCCATCATGGCATTCCTGATCGCATCAGGTGTTTGGATGGGACGAGGAGAGTAAAAATGTGGCGTATCTTAACTTTGGTGGGTGAATACCTTCTTAAACAATCAGTTAAAACAATGCTCTTAGGTGCGGGTCTTGGTCTTGCATCAACTGCGGGTATTTTGACTGCACTCAACGTCTATATATCAAGACTTCAACAGCAAGCTAATTCTATGGCATCTGACGCAATCGCACTGCTTGCACTTTCAGGATTTCATATCGCATTTTCAATGATCATTGGTGCTGTTGTATTTCGTCTCACGCTCAATGCTTCGGTTAAATTGGTGAAACTAAAATGAGTACATTTAGATTAATTACAGGCGGTATTGGTACTGGTAAAACACTCTGGACAGTTGAGCAATTGTTCAAGCTCAAGAATTTAACACCAGATCGACTCGTCTATACCGACATTACGGGCATTAAACATACAGGTGTAACTGTCGTTCCCCCGGATTTTGACTGGCGAAATGTAGAAGATAACTCACTGATTATCTTTGATGAAGTTCAATATAAAGAACTGTTTAGCCGTCATAATTCTAAACGTGATAAACAGATTCTAGACCTAACAACAATGCGAAAGCGGGGTATTGAGATTTGGTGTATTACTCAACGTGCACGTTTTCTTAATCAGGATGTATTGGGTCTGGTCAATGAGCACATTCACCTGGAGAAAACTGGTGATAAAACAGCTCGCGTTTACATCTGGCATGAAGCAGAAACGAATATTACAAAGACTAAAAAGATGTTTCCGTTCGAAAAATATGTTTGGCAACATCCGACAGACTTATATGGTTTTTATGAATCAATCAAACCAGATGCCGTGCATCACAAACGCAGTTATTTCAACAAAGGTATTGTAGCTGTAGTTATCACGCTCTTACTTGCATTGATACCTGCAATCTATCTAATCAAACAAGGCTCTGACCCAAACAAGATACAAGCGACATCAAGCAATCAAAAACAATCTTCTAATGAACAACCGAACAAGACTGCTCCAGATCCGACGCTCACTCCCGATGTTCAAGCAAAAATGAAACAATGTGTCGATCAATTCAAGTGGACGCCTGAACAATGCCGTGAAGCTTATGACCCGACTTATCTTAAAAAGAACAATGATGACATGCTTGCTAAAACTCAAAATGATATGAATTCAATCGTTGTTAAATACAATCCAAATAAGCCTTTCGACAATGACGACATTCAGAACTCAATACAGTATCAAGTCACTGCTAAACCAGTCTTGGCGGGCTGTATGACAACTAAGAATGGCAAGCTGCAAGGCTATTCACAACAGGGAACCAAGTTAGATGTTTCTCAAGATGATTGTAAAAAGATTATAGCTGGTGACAGACCGTTTAATTACTTCGTACAAGGACAGCAAAATGCATTCGATAATCAGGCAAATACTACGGCAAATACTACGGCAAATAGTACGGTTTCTGGTCAACAAAATACTTCGCAAACTGTTCCCAAGATGACCGCAGAACAATATGCAAAATACATTCAGTATCTTGAAGATCAGAACCTTGCAGCCAATTCTGTACAACATGGGCTAGAACGTAACTTTCTCGTTGCAGAACCTTATCGACATTCAAACTAGGTGATCTCATGATGCATACATTTAATGTTTCATTGCTGTATTTTCTGTTTGATCTACAGCTAAATTGGTTGCTTACAACGATCTTATTTACGCTTTGGTTTGTACCATCATTTTGTTTCTACAAAGCATTTGAACCTTTTTTCACTGATCACTAAAACCGACTCTATGTTCTACCGTAGCAGTAACAAAGAAAACTCAGTCAGGGGAATTGCGAGGGTCTCCGAGCAAGGCGTAGTCTCTGAGTTTTTGCATGATTACACTAAGAAATGGGTAACATGTCAGTATTGTGGACGTACTCTCCAGTACGGCCAATTGATCACCCACTTTAGAAAGTTTCATGATTATGACAGTAATTTGATTTTAGATTTTAATTAGCATTTTCTTCCATGAGATCTTTGTCCTGGATAGATCCTGAAGAAAATTAAGTTATTGATTATTCGTAAACGTAAAAAATAAGGATTGGCAAAATATGACATTTTTTGTTTATCTTCTTTCTATTCTTCTCGGTGTTTTTTTCATGCTGCTTTATACTTTTTTTCGTTCAAGATTTAAGGACTGAGATTTCGCATAATGTGTGCGTGATTATGTTACATAGGCGATTTGCAACAATCTTCTTGTGCAAATCGGCGTTATTTAACATCAATCTGCATTATGCGAAGCAAGCGCGGAGAGGGAGGAGGAGCTTGCCGACGACCGACCCGACTCCGCGCGTAGCGTATCGATTAGTCTTCACATATAAAATAGAACACTGCATATTTTTCATTGCTATGCTCATATTTCTTTTTAAACAGTTCTCTAGCTTCTTTACTCATAACTAGTTCTTCACATTTTTGTCTTTTAATTTCATCTTTGGAATTAACTATTATTGATAAAATTCTATTGTCTTTAATTGTATATGTGATCTTAGCTTTTACTTCTTCCGCTTGTAGATTGTAACTTATTGCTATTAATAGACTGAATAATATAGTTTTTTTCATATGATTACCTAAATTTTAATATCGAGTAGGGTTGCTACTCGATTTATTCTTTAATTATTTTTTATTCGTCTTTCCCTAGAAATTTCTTTCTATATTCAAGTACTTCTTCTTCGGTTAAGTCTTTTAGGTGATGGTAAATAAGGGCATTCAGTACATCAGTATTTTGTATTTCAAGTCTTAGCTTGTATTTGATTTCCCATTTAGCATTTTCGATCTTATCAGCAAGATCTTCTTGAACTCGAATTTGAACTGAAGCCATTTCTTTCCTACTGTCGTTGTGTCAATGATGCATTATTATATAACCTGTTGCATTGACACAGTGTTTCATGGTAACTTTCGTTCAATTATGTTTCTCTGTGTCAGGGTGTCAAATAATGATTAATGATAAAGAACAAGCATTCGAGTTTGTTGCAAAGATCATATTTGATCGGGCAGTCCAGCTAATCATTGGGGGCAATCCTGCTTATGAGTCCGAGCTTGTCCTTTCCCATATCGAAATGACAATGGCGGAGTGGGGCTACCGTAGTCCTAAAGTTGCGGTTTATTGCGATTCAATCAAATCTGAAAACGATAAATTTAGAGAAATGGGGATTTGCTAATGGATAAGTATAAAAAACAACCAAACCCCACTGTATTATCGGGGGGATTGAAAAATAAAGCAGTTTCAACCCCCATTAATAAGATGGGGGTAACGAAATTCGATACGCAACCTCAAGACGCCGATCTCCCGATTTTCCAGCATTCGTTATATACCATTCCTCGAACTCACATGATCTTAACCAATGATGGTGTTAAGCATGTTGAATACCGTATGCCTGCTGAGAATGAAATTGCTGTCATTGACTGGGTGAATTTCACATTCGGCATAGAGACTATGGGCGATAAGTATTGGCAGGAAGATGAATATATTCTTGATACTCATCGCTATACTGCTGCAATTGATTCTCTTGAAGCTGACCTGGAACATATATTTGGTTTTACTACTTCATCTTGCCGTAACTCTGGGCTTAACTTTTATCAGCAAAGTTATGTACTTGGTGAAGATTTCGGCTTCATCTGTATAGGTGGCCAAAGAAATACGGTCTTGATCATGATCAATGGTCGTGGCTGTAATTTTGCCAAATCTGGTTGGGAATTAAGGCTTTACAATTTCTTGGTGACTAAAGCTAAACGTCCTAAATTGACGCGTGTCGATATAGCTCACGATGATTTCGAAGGTAAACATATCAGTGTGGACTGGGGAAATATGCAAGATGGGTTAGGGGGTTTTCAACTTGGAAACCGTGCCCCAAACATTGAGCATAAAGGCAACTGGCGTCGACCAAATGGTAAAGGTAGAACGCTATGCATTGGTAGCCGTGACTCAGGCAAGTATTTGAGATTATACGAAAAGGGACGCGCTGAGGGTGATCCTAACGACAATTGGCAACGTGCTGAGGTCGAATTTAAGTCCATTGATCGTGTATTACCGTTCGATATGTTGCTAGCTCCAAGCGAGTTTTTTATAGCTGCATATCCATGTTTCCGTGATTTAGCTCAACATCTTCAACCAGAACGTATTGAGACAATTTCTAAAACTGCTCAAATCAATTTCCAGACTGCCATTGAGAATCTAAAACATCAATATGGCAAATATATCAACATCTTCAAAGAAGTATTCGAACCTGAAGAACTCATCAATTTAATTTCATGCTCTGATCCGCTTGCATATCCAAAACGGCTGGATCATGTGCTTATAACTGCTCGGAGAATGTAATGCATACATCTAAAGTAAAAATTCTAGGTGCTAAGGCTGTCGACTTTAAACCGTCTGACGGTTCAAACCGTCACTATGACCATGTTGCTTTGTATTGTGAAATCCCAATGGATTTATCTCAAGGTAATGCAATCGGCAATGGTTGTGAGACTTTCAATTGGCAGGATTCATCAAATATAGCTTTGCTTCGCCAGTTCAAACAGTCTGATTTTCCAATTGAAGCGGATATCACGTTTGACATGGTAACTACTGGTAAATCAATCAAATATGTTGTTGTATCTGTTGAATTACCACAACCAAAAAAGATAATTTAAAACAATAAGTCATTGTATATCAATGACTTACAATACATAGATTCGTATAATGTATATTATGTTAAATAGAATATCTGAGACTGTAGCCTACGCAATACTGTTTGCAGCTACAGCTCAGTAACGTGATGATCTACGATTATACATCACGTTACTGAGTATCCTAATGAACATAATATAAGTTATGCAGAAATCAGACCGCTACTCGACTTGCGTATTAGTCCAAGCCTACGCAAGTCTGCGTGGCTATGACTTCAATGTCTGGGTACATGATGCAGATTTGGTCAATCGTTTCCCGCATATTATAAACTGGGGTTTGAGAACCTTGCTGAGTTGGATGTACCGTATTTTTTAGTACATTGGCTATTTTATGCTCAAATGTTGGAATGACTGAATTTTCTTTAGGCTGCTTCTGTTTTTTTGTAATTAATTCTTGGCTGTGCTTTAACTTGTTTTGAACAACACCATTTAGGAAGTCTTTAAGGTTTTGGCAAACACCAAAATTAATTTCTGAATCTGCCGTAGCTAAGACAATTTCATCCATCATGATGAATTGTGATTGTTTATAGACCTCTGTTAATTGATGGATATTTTTATCGAAGTCTTGGATTTTATTTATCAGTTCACATGCCTTGTCCATCACCCTACTCTCCTAAATATTCACGAATTTCAGCATTGGCTTTTTTATAGGTTTCTAAGTGGGCATCAATCAGTGAATAGTCATACGACCAGTCATTTGCAACCACTGCTAAATGTTCAAGACATTGTTCTGTAGATTCCGCAGGACAACATACGTCTAAGCATGGATGACCATGTTCAGCAACGATCTTGGCAACTTGATTGAAAGCAGCCTGAATGAAATCGAGATGATTTTTGAAGGCTATAGCAGTCAT